AAGCTTATGCCTTACCAAGAGTTCATCCTTAAACAAATGATGATGGTGGATAAGAAAGAGCAATATCGAGTTAAGACCGCGCTGCTCCTAATTTCGAGACAAAATGGCAAAAGTCACCTTGGCAGAGTGCGTGTTATATGGGGCATGTTCTATGGAGATGAGAAGAAGCACATCATCATGTCCTCTAACCGAGCAACTGCCCTTATGACTTTTAGAGAAATTGCATGGATCATAGAATCAACTCCAGAACTCAAGGCCTTGACTAAGGCAGTGCGATATGCCAACGGCGGGGAACGAATAGAGCTGCTCAATGGTGCAACCCTTGATTTAGTATCAGATACCAGAGACTCAGCGCGTGGTCGCACTGCTGACTTCTTATGGATCGATGAAGTGCGTGAAATATCTGAGGACGGATACAAAGCTGCAATTCCAACCACCAGAGCCCGCGCTAACGCCCAGACATTTTTAACATCGAATGCGGGTGATGCATTTTCAACAGTCCTCAATGGTCTAGTTGAACGAGCTAAGGATTACCCGCCTGAGACTTTTGGCTATTATGAGTATTCTGCCCCACAGTATTGCAAGATAGACATTAGATCAGAAGCTTTCTGGCGTGATGCTGTAGCACCAAGTAATCCTGCTCTGGGTTACACAGTGACTAAAGAATCAATCGAGGAAGCTATAGCAACTGCTCCTATTGAGACTACTAGAACTGAGACTTTATGCCAGTGGATTGATTCTCTGCAAAGCCCGTGGCCTCATGGCATTCTTGAGGAGACTAGCGATAACACACTAGAACTTGCAGTTGGGGCTTATACTATATTTGGTTTCGATGTCAGTCCTTCGAGAAGGAACGCATCTTTAGTCGCTGGACAATTACTTCCAGATGGAAGGATTGGCATCGGAATTATGGAGACTTGGAGTTCTCAAGTCGCAGTTGATGATCTAAAGATTGCAGCAGCTATAAAAGGCTGGTGTGACCTTTACAGACCGCGCCTAGTCTGCTACGACAAGTATGCCACTCAATCCATAGCCGATAGGTTAAAGCAGGCTGGAGTAATGACAGAGGATGTCTCAGGCCAGCAGTTCTATCAGGCCTGTGGCGATTTATTGACTGGATTGGTGACTCATAAGGTCGTTCATAATGGGCAAGTCGAACTTGTCCAACAATTCAATAATTGCGCAGCTAAGGTCAATGACTCAGCTTGGCGTATCGTAAAAAGGCGCAGTTCTGGCGATATTAGCGCGCCTATCGGAATTGCAATGGTCGTAAGCAAGTTAATGCTTCCAGCACCTAAGCCTCAGATTTATAGTTAGACACGCACTAGCATATTGTCTAATCTCTTGACAAATGCTACAATTTCTGTCTATGGGTATCTTTTCGCGTAAGCCTCAAATCTTGGAAGCGCAAAACGCTCCACAAATTATGTCCGAGTCTTACTTGACTTATGGCAATTATTTTCCAGTCATGGTTACTCGCGCCCAAGCTCTTTCCGTACCAAGCATTAAAAGATGTCGCGATCTAATCTGTGGCACTATTGCAAGTATCCCTTTAGAGTATTACAAAAAATCTACAGGAGAAATGATTTCTCCACCAAGATGGATTGAGCAACCATCTAAAGCTCAGCCACGATTTGAAACACTATATTTTACTTTAGATAGCCTTCTCATGTATGGAGTCAGTTATTGGCAGATTACTGAGACTTATCTTGAAGATAACAGAATGGCTAACGCAAATTGGGTTGCTAACAATCGCGTAACATTCAATACAGATTCTGTAAATAATTTTGTTACACAGTATTACCTAGATGGCGTACCACTTCCAATGTCAGGTCTAGGATCACTTATTACATTCCAGAAAGATGAAGGCATCCTTGCTGTTGGTGGTTCTACTATCAAAGCTGCACTCGATGCACAGAGAGCAGCTAGTGTCGCATTGGAAACTCCATCCGCGACTGGGTTCTTGAAAAATTCGGGAGCTGACCTTCCACCTAATGAAGTTACTGGATTACTAGCTGCATGGAAGCGCGCTCGCCAAAATAATGGCACTGCTTACTTAACTGCAACTCTTGATTATCAAACTACAGGCTTTAGTCCTAAGGACATGGCTTATCAGGATGCAATTCAAGGATTAGCGACTGAATGCGCAAGACTCTGCTCAGTCGATCCTTATTATGTTAGTGCTTCGATGAACACGACCATGACTTATGCAAATGTGCAGGATGAGCGCAAGCAGATGGTTGCTTTCACATTGCAGCCTTATGTCTCAGCGATTGAGTCTAGGCTCAGCATGGATGATGTCAGCACTGCTGGACATTATGTGAAGTTTAGTTTAGACGACTCATTCTTGCGTACAGAGCCAATGGAAAGATTGCTAGTGCTAGAAAAGATGTTAGCACTTGGTTTAATTACAACAGAACAAGCAATGCAAATGGAAGACCTATCACCTAACGGGAATGGCAGCTAATGGAAACTCTATACATCGAAGCATCTTCAATCGAATGCTCAGAAGAACGCAGAGAAATCTCTGGAAAGATTGTGCCACTTGGTACTGGTGAAATCGGCCATACTAATCTTGGTGCATATACTTTTGCAGCTAACTCAATCGAGATTGCAGACCCATCTAAGATTAAGTTGCTATCACAGCACGATCTAAAAAAGCCAATTGGTCGCATGACTGCTTCAGAGACTCGCGCAGATGGTATTTATGCAACCTTTAAGTTAAGTCGTTCTTCAGGCGGTAATGACGCACTTATCATGGCGCAAGAAGGTCTAGTAACAGGTTTGAGCATTGGGGCAGAAATCCTTTCATCTCAACCATCAAAAGATGGATACACAGTCGTCTCATCGGCTAAATTAAAAGAAGTTTCTCTAGTAACTGTTCCCGCATTTGCGTCTTCAGAAATACTAGAGATCGCAGCAGAGGAAGTAATCCCTGTTGAAGAAAACCCACAAACAGAAAGCGAGACAGCTGTGGAGAATACTCCAGAGACAGTTGCAGCACCAGTAGAGGCAGCAGCAGTTGAAGCTGCTCGTCCTACAGTTAGCGCAATGTATTACACAAACCCACGCATTAACCTCAATGTTACAGCAGGCGAATATGCTAAGGCTCAATTAAACGCATCACGCGGTGACGCAGATGCTCGCGAACTAATGGCAGCTCTACAGGTTGCGACAGTTGCAGAAAACACAGGTATGGTTCCACCTACATATCTCCGCGATGTAATCGGTATCATTGATTCATCTCGTCCGTTTATTGATTCAATCGAGCGCGCTGCACTTCCAGCAAGCGGAATGAAGATTTTTACTCCTAAGCTAGGAACACAGGCAACTGTTGCATTAACAGCAGAAGCTGCAGAGTTCTCATCAACAGACACTACTGTCACGTTTCAGGAAGATTCCGTGGTTAAGTTCGCGGGCGCTGGAAAACTGGATGTCGAGCTAGTTGATCGCAGCGATCCATCATTCCTAGATTTATATCTTCGCGAATTGGCTGCATCATACGCACAGAAGACAGATGCTTATGCTGCAAATATTGCTGCACAAAACTCAGCAGGCTCAACAGGCTCAACAGTCTATAAGTCAATCGCAGATGGTATTGCTGATTCATTCGGCGTAATGCGCCAGACACCGAACCGCTTGCTAGTTGCAACGAGTGGTGGAGTTAATGACATTGACTTCGCTGGCTTACTTGGTGCAGTGGATTCAACTGGTCGTCCTCTATACGCAGCAGCAGCACCTCAAAATGCTAACGGATTGATTTCACAGGGTTCAACTGCTGGAACAGTAGCTGGACTTTCACTCGTAGTTGATCCAAACTACACAGGCAATGACGCAGGTTCTAAGTACGCACTTGTTTATCCTTCAATGGCAATGCGATTCCACGAAAGCGGAACACTTCAGATTCGTGCAAATGTTGTCGCTAACGGACAGCTTGAAATCGGTATCTATGGTTATGTTGCAGTAGTTAATCGCTACCCAACAGCATTCCGTTTCCTAGCAGTAGCGTAATCTAGTAACACTCTAAGTCGCTCTGGGGAGTAGTAGCCCTCTACTCCCCAGAGTCTTAAGAAAGGAATGGCAATGGCACTCACGACAGTTAGCGAATTACGCACCACTTTGGGTGTCGGCACTCTATACACTGATGCTGTTCTTCAAGAAGTCTGTGACGCATCTGATGCAGTCTTGCTTCCAATGCTTTGGCAGAATGAGATTTACAATACTTACCAAAGCATTACAGGCAATGTAGGTACATTGTATTTTGAACAAAACATTTTAGACTATTTTTATGTGGGTCAGAGCGTAACTGTCAGTCGCAATGGCAGTCCGTATAATGGAACTAAAACCATTACTGCTATTAGCTCTAACTCTATTTCTTTCGCTGCTGTAGGTGCAGATCAGAACACACATGCAGTTCAACCTATTGGTATCGTTGCAGGAACAGCAACCGATTATGCAACTAACACAGCAATTCAGAATGCAGCTTTGATGATATCTGTTGAAATATGGCAAGCGCGTACTGCAACCCTTTCAGGCAGTAACCTTGTTGATTTCCAGCCAAGCCCTTACCGAATGAGCGCACAGCTTCTCGCTAAGGTGCGAGGATTGATAGTGCATGCAATAAGTCCTAATTCGATGGTGGGATAATGCCAGTTGCTATTACGACACTTAGAACGACACTTGCTACAGCCCTAGTCGATAACTCAAAATGGCAGACCTTTGCATTTCCGCCTGCTACAGTATTAGCTAATTCAGTTATTGTTAGCCCAGATTCTGAATACATCGTCCCAAGCAATAATCAGCACATCACTATTAGTCCAATGGCTAATTTTAAGATTATTATTACTACGCCTTTATTTGATAATGAAGGCAACTTGAATGGCATAGAAGATTTTGTAGTTAGAGTGTTTAACCTACTTGCTGCATCTTCTCTGGTCTATAATGTAAGCGCAATCAGTGCGCCTAGTGTTCTCAATGCTGCTTCGGGAGACCTTCTCAGCTGCGAGATGTCCGTATCAATCCTTACGAGTTGGAGTTAATATGTCCGAGTGGGAACAAGAGAACGAAGCCTTCCTGAAAAAAATCGGGCAGGTTAGCACACCAACACCAAAGCCAGCATCTACTAAGAAAGACGAGGAATAATCCTAATGGCTGTATTTCTAAATAACAATGTAGGCGTTAAGATTAACACTGTTGATCTTTCTGACCATGTAACAGCAGTAACAATCAATCGTTCATTTGATGAGCTAGAAGTCACAGCAATGGGTGACTCATCTCACAAGTTCGTAAAAGGCTTGGAAGCATCTACTGTGACTATTGATTTCCTAAACGACACAGCATCAGCTAATGTTCTTGCAACGCTTCAAGCTGCATGGGGAACAACAGTTACATGTGTATTCCTACAGACAAAAGGAACAGCAGTATCTGCTACTAACCCTCTTTACACTGTTTCATTGCTAGTCAATAACACTACAGACATCAATGGTGCTGTAGCAGACATTGGCACACAGTCAATTACATTCACTGCTAACTCAACAGTTGCAGTGGCTACAACAGGCACATTCTAAACAATTAAACAAGGGGGCTAACCATGGCAAAACTTAAGATAATTCGAACAGATGGAAGCGTTATCGAAGGTGAGATTACTCCAGCAGTGGAGTATTCATTTGAGCAATACGCTAAAAAGGGCTTTCATAAAGCTTTTCGTGATGACGAGAAGCAAACGGATGTTTATTGGATTGCATGGGAAGTTCTACGCAGATCAGGTGAAACTGTTAAGCCCTTTGGGATTGAGTTTATCGAAACACTTAAAAATGTTGAGGTGCTGGACTCAGACCCTTTGTCTTAAAGCGAGATTTGCCTTTCACCTATCTAATCGCTCGCTTGAGTATTAGATTGCAAATCCCGCCACAGCAGTTATTAGAGTTAGACCCAATAATGCTTCAAGCCTTGTTGCAGGGTCTCAAAGATGAAGCAAAGGAGATTCAAGATGCCAGTAAGCGTAAAGGGCGGTATTGAACTCCGCAAGGCTCTACGCGCCTATACGCCTGACTTGGCTAAGCAGATGCCAAAAGAGATTGCAACGGCCTTAAAACCTGTTGTGAAGGTCGCTAAAGGCTATCTCCCAGACAACGGCTCAATCCTTAGCGGATGGCGCACACGCGATAACTACACTGGCAGATTCCCGCTCTATGATGCTAGCGCAGCTAAGCGAGGCATTTCATATAAGACCACTCCATCTAAAGCTAACAACAGAGGCTTTAGATCATTAGCGCGTTTATTTAACAAGTCCGCAGCTGGTGCTATTTATGAAACTATGGGTCGCAAAACTCCGTCTAGCCAATTTGTTCAGAACCAAAACAATAAATCTGCTGGAGAGTTTAAGGGTAAAAATAAAGAGCGCGGACGCGTTCTCTTTCGTGCCTATGAAGAAGATAGAGGCGCAGCTCGTGATGGTGTTCTAAGAGCTATTGAAAAAGCCAGCAAAGACTTTAAGAAGGCAACCGCATGAGCATTATTATTGATGTCGCAGCAGAGTTCACTGGCAAAAAAGCCTTTAAGCAAGCTGAAAGCGCAACCGATAAACTTACCAAGTCGGCTAAAAGTTTAGGCAAGACTCTAGGCATAAGTCTAGGTACAGCAGCGATTCTTGGCTATGCAAAGGCTTCGGTAAAGGCAGCAGCTGATGATCAGAAGGCTCAAAAGCAACTAGCCCTAGCTCTTAAGAATGTTGGTTTAGAGCGAGATGCCGCTTCTGCTGAATCCTACATCCAGAGACTTCAGAGCGAATTTGGTGTGGTCGATGACCTCCTTCGTCCAAGTTACCAGCAACTAGCGGTAGCCACACGAAACTCTGCCGAGGCTCAGAGATTGATGGGTCTAGCATTAGACCTTAGTGCCTCAAGTGGCAAAGATTTATCTTCTGTCACAGCAGCTTTAAGCAAGGCATATTTAGGAAATAACACAGCATTAACTCGCTTAGGTGTTGGCATATCTAAGGCAGACCTTAAGACTAAATCCTTTGAAGAAATTACTAACCAGTTAGCCAAAACATTCAAGGGTGCAGCTGCTGAATCTGCTGCCACCTTTGCAGGATCAATAGCCAAACTTGGCGTTGCTGCTGAGAATGTAAAGGAAATTATTGGAAAAGGCATTATAGATGCCTTGGTTGTGCTATCTGGAGACAAAACTGTTTCTAATCTAGCAACAGATATGGAAAACCTAGCAACTTATACTGCTGATGTCATTCGCGGATTTGGCCTCATGGCTGCTGCATTGCAAAAGATTCCTGGAGTCTCTGGATTAACAGGGGCAAATATAGTTCAAGCCATTCCAATTCTTGGTAGTTACATAACTCTATTGAATCAGGCTGGAGCAAAGACCAGACGAATTGAAGAAGTTGCTAATCAAAAGAATCCAATTCAATCTGGCTCATATTTAACTAATCAGACCAAAATAACTAAACTCACTTTAGCCCAGACTAAAGCAACTCAAGATCAGTTAAAACTGGCTAAGGCTAAGGCTATCTTTGACCTTCAGAAGATTCAGATTGAGGCTGCTCTTAAGGGTAAGATTTCAGAAGAAGATCGTATTCGTCTCAAGCTCATGCAGGCTATCGAAACAGAAAACATTGACCAGATAGATAAATACACAAAAATGTTAGATGCTGCCCAAGTTAAAGTAACAAGCCTTCAGACTTTACTTACTGAGGTTTATTCTATGGATGCGGGTAATCCGTTTATCTCATGGGAAACTGGACTAGACGGAGTCAAGCGAGCTTTGATTGAAGTTAATGGTCAATCCATTGCATTGACTAACACCATTGCACAAAACTCTTTAGCTGCTGGATTAGCAGGCGGTGCATCTTTTGCACAAGCTCTATCAGGCGCAAGATACGCAGCTCAAGCAGCAGCATCTGCTGGCATAAGTGGTGCTACTGGAGTAATGCCTCAAGTACCTACAGGCGGTAGTGCTGCTACTGCTAGTTCACCAGCAGGCGTAACAATTGCAACAACTGTGAATACAGGTATTGGAGACCCAGAAACAATAGCCCGCGCTGTAGAAGATGTTATTCGTCAAGCTGTCGGGCGCGGAACATCGAATCTGCTTCTACCAATATGACATGGCTTCCAGAATGGCGAATTACAGTAGGCACTACTGTTTATACAAATGTAACCTCAGTTAATGTCACTACGGGTCGTATTGATATTGATCGGCAATGTCAGGCAGGTTATGCTCGCATGGACATTATTAACTCAACCAATGTTCTTTTTGACATTGATGTAACGGATTCTCTAACTCTAGAACTTAAAGACAGTGCTGGGGTATATGTGCCTGTATTTGGTGGCACAGTCTCAGATTTTAGAACTTCAGTCAGAAGCCCAGAAGAAACGGGTTTTGTGACTATTGGTTCAATCCTAGCAGTGGGAGCATTGGCTAAATTACCTAAAGCCATTTACACAGCAGCTGTAGCCCATGATTTAGATGGTGAGCAGATTTCTATTATTCTTCAGGATTTATTAGTTAATGAATGGATAGAAGTAGCACCCGCCCTTCAGTGGGTTAATTACGACCCAACTACCACATGGGCTAATGCTGAGAATGTCGGCTTAGGGGAAATCGATACTGGGCTGTATCAGATGGATAATCTCAGCGCAGATGCTCGCAATACACAGACTTTAGTCACCCAGATAGCGGATAGCGCACTAGGTCTGCTATATGAGGACAAGCAGGGGCGCATAGCCTATGCAGACGCGGATCATAGAAGCACCTATTTAGCAGCTAATGGCTCAACCCAATTAGACGCAAATTACGCAACCCCTTCTAGCGTTAAGTCCATCCTACAAATTGGCAAGATTCGTAACAGTGAAATTGTGCGCTATGGCAATGATTACGGCAGCACCTACTCAGCTACAGACGATGCTTCAATTACTGCCTATGGACGCTATCAAAGGTCATTTGATTCCAACATCCGTTTTCTTGCAGATGTCGAGGATATTGTAGAGCGAGACTTAGCTTTACGCTCAACACCAAGAACACAGCTTGACCAAATCACCTTTAGACTTGATAACCCTACAATGCCATCTGCCCAACTAGACGACCTTATCAACCTATTCTTTGGCGAACCAGTAGTTATTACTAACCTACCCTTCAACATGTTCGAGGGGTACTTTTCAGGCTTTGTAGAGGGCATCTCAATTGCAGCTACACCAACTTATGTTGATGCAACTATTTATGTTTCACCTACAGACTTCTCACTTATTGCCCCAACATGGGCAACAGTAATCCCAACCAATACCCTTTGGAGTGGCGTAAATGCTACACTACAGTGGTCTAAAGCGATCGGAGTAATAAACTAATGGCAACAACAACCCCTAACTTTGGTTGGGCAGTGCCAACCAGCACTGACTTGGTCAAGGATGGCGCAGTAGCCATTGAGACTTTAGGCGATTCAATCGATGCTTCACTTGTCGATCTAAAAGGTGGCACTACAGGTCAGGTGCTTACAAAGGCATCTGGCACAGACATGGACTTCTCATGGACAGCTGTAGATCCTTTAGTTATTCTGGACGCTAAAGGTGATCTCATCACAGCAACAGCAGCAGACACACCTGCTCGCTTAGCAGTAGGAACTAACAATCAAGTCCTCACAGCAGACTCAACTACTGCAACAGGTTTGAAATGGGCTACACCTTCAGCAGCAGCAAGCGGCCTAACTTTAATCAAACAAGCATCATTTTCAAATGTTGCTGGAACAACAACTACATTTGACTCAGTTTTTTCATCAACGTATTTAAGTTATTTGGTAACTATTGACACAATCTACGCAGCAACTAGCGCAGATGATTTGCAATTACAGTTTTTATATTCGGGCAGCACACAGGCCGCTGGTTACTATGGTGCTTCTTTGGCAGCATCGGTAAATGGTTCTAGCCCGACAACTACAGGAACTTCCAATCAAGCACAATTAACCGTTTATGCAGCAACAGGTGCATCAACTGCTGGTTCCGAAGGTACTGGTTATTTCTTTGTAACTGGTGCATCAGGTTCGTCAGGCGTAGCGAGAGCACAAGGAATGTTTGTCGAAGGTAATGACATTGGAGACCCAGCATTTTTTGGTGGTCGTTCAATAACAGCAAGAACTTACACAGGTTTCCTTTTCAAATCTTCATCATCAAATATCACAGGAACAATCTCCGTCTATGGATTGGCAAAATAATGACAACACTTAACGAAATGATTGCAATTATTAAAGCAGAAAATCCAACAATTCAAATTGGTGACGATGATGCTGGTTACACCGATTTAACACCTGCCGAATATGATGCACAGGTCGCAGACTGGGCTAATGCTCGACTAGCAAAAGAAGCCAAATTAGCAGAAGCCGAAGCTGTGGCAACGGCTAAAGTTGAAGCAGCGGAAAAGTTGATTGCTCTGGGTATTGACCCAAAGGCACTCGGATTATAAGTGAAGCCAAGACTATCTAAAGCTGCAATCCAGTTAAGAGAGCAGATAGATGATTCCTTCCCAGATCGTGACAGGGCATCGGATGGTTGGCTCGGTGATACCAGACACGCTGCTCGTAAGTCTGATCATAATCCAGATGAGCAGGGCTGGGTTCGTGCCATTGACATTGACGCAGATTTATTCGGTGTCGGAGTCAAGCCGTTTATTATGCCCGACCTTGCAGATCAGATTCGAATCAGTTGCAAGTCTAAAGCAGAAAAACGCATCTCGTACATTATTTTTAACGGCAGGATTGCGTCTCCCATCCTTAACTGGAAGTGGCGTAACTACACAGGGGCTAACAAACACACTCACCACATACATGTTAGTTTTAAGAAAGAAGCTGACCTTTTGGGTGAGTTTTTTCAGATACCTATGCTAGGAGCAAACTAATGAATATGAAGAACCCTTATGTCCTAACTGCCGGAGCATTCCTATCAGCTTGGGCTGCTACTAACTTTGCAGCTGACTACCGCGCAATTCTTTGGGCTGTCTTAGCTGGTGTCTTTGGATATGCGACTCCTAAAAAGTGACACAGTCTGACTTCTTTACGCTATACCTAGCGACACTGGCAATCATCGGTGGCTTGTCTGGGTATGTCATTACCCACTTGTTGTCTGAGATTAAAAGACTCAACACGCGAGTCGATGAAATCTACAACATCTTACTAGACAGGTAACATTCTGCTATGGCAAGAAAAGCAAAGGCGTTAGAAGAGCAAGGTTACTCAGCTCTTGATGCTTACTGCATTGGGTTGCATGAATACTGGAAATCATTACGCAGGGCAGGTTTTGCAGAAGGCATTGCTCTATTTATGATTACTGATACCCAATCTTATCCAGCATGGATATTGCCACACCCTATCGATCCAGAGAAGTTCGGCAACTACGAAGATGAGGACGATGACTAAAGCCCGCTATCTTGTTATATCGGATTTACAAATCCCATATCACCATGAGCAAGCTGTTAAGAATCTTATCAAGTTAGTAAAGCGAGAAAAGTTCGACCTCATCCTGAACACAGGGGATGAACTTGATATGCAGAGCCAGTCTCGCTGGGCTCAAGGTACTAAGTTGGAGTGGGAAGGTACGCTAGATGCTGACAGAAGCCTTGCGCAGGATATTCTCTATGAACTTGGCACAACAGATGTCACTCGGAGCAATCACACAGACCGCCTATACCACACACTATTACGCGCACCTAGCCTCATCGGATTACCAGAACTGGAATACGCAAAGTTTATGGACTTCGCTGGACTCGGAATCCGCTTCCATAAAAGACCATTCGAGTTTCACAAGGGATGGGTCTTAGTCCATGGCGATGAAGGATCAATGAACTCCAATGCTGGACTGACAGCTCTTGGGTTGGCTAAGAAGTTCGGCAAGTCTGTGGTCTGTGGTCACACGCACAGGGCAGGCATTAGTGCCTTTACAGAGGGCATAGGAGGCTCATACAGGACTCTTTGGGGCTTAGAGGCAGGAAACGTCATGGATAAGAAGAAAGCCTCTTATCTCAAAGCTGGGAGTGCTAACTGGCAGATGAGCGTGGCAGTTATAGAAACTCATGGAGACCGCGTTAGCCCAATGCTAGTGCCTATAAATAAGGATGGGTCATTTACCCTATATGGACGACTTTACGCTTGATGTAGTTCGCACCATCGACACGATGATTGACGAGGCAGATTCGTTACCATTTCGTTATACAAATGTCCGTTAATTAGTCTGGACTATATGCAACACTAATCCTGTAGCCAATCAAGGGCATTGGCACAGATAGGTACAGAATGACAAATAATGAGAAGTTGTTGATTATATGCCTTATTGGGGCAACTATCAGCTTTATTATATGGGCTTTACAGTCTTACAAAGAAGCCTACGAACGCGGGCATCGCGATGGCTGGCACAAAGGGCGAGCAGTTAATCGCTCAGAGTTCTGGTCAGAATGAAGTATCAGGAGATTCTACAGAGTGCAACGGACATCATTCAAGATCGTGGTCTCAACGACTACGGCCACCCAGCAGATAACATGCAACACGCAGCAATGCTCATTAGTGCATACCTACAGCACCCAGTCGAGGACTATCAAGTCTGTGCAATACTCGCGCTCATCAAGATTGCCAGAGCCAGTTCAGGCACAGTCGATAAACCAGATAATTACATCGATGGAGCAGCCTATATTGCTTTAATGGGGCAACTAGCTACAGAGGAGAATGAACTCTATGTTTAACCTAGATGATTATGAAGATGTTGCAGCTAGAGTTTTGCGATTCCAGAAGGCTTATCCAGAGGGAAGGATTGTCACAGATGTTATTCAATTCGATGCTGAGAAAGGAATTGTCCTCATTTCGGCGCAGGTCTATCGTAACGCTACAGATACTTTGCCTGCGGGGGTTGATTATGCTTTCGGAGACGCTTCTACATTTAACAGCGGAATGCGTAAATGGTATGTCGAGGATACTTGCTCAAGCGCAATCGGAAGATCGTTATCGCTAGTATTAGAAACGCAAAAAAAGCCTACTAAGCAAAATATGGCACAGGTTAATTCACCAAACCATCCAGCTCTTAAAGTAGTCAAGCAAGAAGTAAAGCCAGCACCACAAGACATTAAAGAGGGTGACACTGATTACTGGACTACACCAATCGGATCATCTGTCAAGACCACTAACGCACCAGTAACACTAGAGAGTGCAATGGCTACTGTGACAGAGATTCTAGGTACTGCAGAAGCTTTAGATGCTCCAACATGTCAGCATGGTCACATGGAATGGCGCACTGGTAATTCTAAAGGTCGTGATTGGGCTGGATATTTCTGTACCACAAAAGGTCAAACTGGTGGAATGGATAAGTGTCCAACGCATTGGTATAACCTTTCAAGCAGTGGTAAATGGGAACCACAGAAGGCGAGGGTATAATGGGGTATGCAGAGTTTCACACAGCTGACGGCTGGGTTAATGTGGAAGATATGCCGATGATTGACACAGTTAATTGCCAACTATGCAACGAGCCAACACTGGCATCTGACATTACGATCACTGCAAGAATTGTTGAAGGTGTCGTAGTTGCTGGCACTTGGTCATGTAATAAGTGCAGGGCAGTCAATGGATAAGGAAGCATTGCTTATGTATTTAACATTAGCTTTATTCATTGGCGGAGTTGCAATGGGCTACATGGCTGGGATGAATCATTAGCCAACACAGAAAGCACCGAGGTTTTCGCACAGAGCGTGTTGTAGCTGAGTACCTATCGACTCAGTGGCAGGGCGCATGTGTGGGAAGGGGTAGTGGCAAGGATATTGTCAATGTGCCATTTGATGTTGAAGTCAAAGCCCGCGCTGGATTTCAACCGCTTGCGTACATAAAGCAATTAAAGGCTCGGACATCCATTTCGGGGGAATTGGGATTCGGAGTCATACGGCTAAATGGGCAGGGAGAAGATGCAGCGGAGTATGCCTGCATCATCCGATTAGCTGATCTCTTGCCACTACTCATATTAAAATACGGACACTTAGATAAAGAGCCTAAAGAGACTGACATCGAACGATGCAGCTGTGGTTCATGGATGATTGGGAGATGCCTTACATGCCAGCCTACGATTACAAATGTGGAAGATGCGGATTAAAGAATGAACTGCATCATGGCTGGCACGATAAACCCACAGTTTTATGCACTTACTGTAATGAACCAATGAGCAAGGTGATTAGCCCAGTAGGGGCAATCTTCAAGGGTAGTGGATGGGGTAAAGATTGATTATATACGACTTCTTCTCAGGCACTGGGTCTAGCACTCAGGCATTTGAGGATGCAGGACATACAATCATCAAAGTTGAGTTAGATGAATACTTTGAAGCACATGAACGAGACATTTTACAATTGACTGCTGAAGGGTTAATTGCTAAGTATGGTCAGCCAGACTTTATCTGGGCTTCACCACCATGCCAGAAGTTTAGTGTGGCGAGCATTGGACATTACTGGACTGGTGGGCGTGGTAATTGTGTTCCCAAGCGGCCAGAAGTCTTTGAAGCCATTGCATTAGTAGGCCACACAATTAAGTTAATGCAAGAGCTTAATCCTACTCATGGCTGGATTATGGAAAATCCTAGAGGCATGCTTAGGAAGCAAGATGTAGTCAAAGACTTAAAAAGATGGACGATTACTTATTGCCAATATGGTGACACTCGAATGAAACCAACAGATGTATGGGGAACTCTTAACTGGACACCTAGAGCAATGTGTAGTCCAGGAATGAGTTGTCATGAATCATCACCGGCTGGTACAAATGCAGGTGGTACCGGTAAGTTAAAAAATGCAAGACTTAGATCCATGATTCCTTATGAGTTAGGAAAAGAAATACTTAATACAATCACCTGTGGATAAGTAGGGGCAGAACTTCACTTCACGCTTAGTTAGGACACGAGTTATGCACATCATTGACACATATGGTACGCTAACGGCGCAGAGCCTCTCAAAGGCTCACCGCAAGCCCCTTCGGGGCGTAGCTTGCGGGGTGCTAGTAGCTATTGGGATAGCTCTATGCATTATGCCTGATGCAGGTGGCTCTAAACCAGTGCAACAAACTAACTACATAGACTATAAGACTTATTCTCTCTATTTATTAGACTTTAACTATAAAGAGTATGGCTGCTTATTAAAACTCTATGGTAAAGAATCAGCATGGAATCCATT